AGCGATTGATTGTTCGGTTTCGCTCTCAGTCATATAGGTTTGACTGATTTGCGCAGCCGTCATGTAGTTTTCTTCAATGTCTTCTACACGCGTGGAAATCTCCATGTCTGCGACGACACGGGCGTACCGATCATTGGTGATAGTTTCGACGTTTTCACGGTACAGAGCACGCGAGGTTCTGTTTTCGCTGATGAGCTGACGAGACGCCGTAACCTGACCGGCGATTGCTCTCTCTAGTTCCTCAAATCGTGCATAAACCTCGTCACTCTTGGAGGAATATTCTTCAACTTCGGTTTGGCCGGTCAGCGCATACGCAGCATAGGGCTCATTGATGCTGATAAAACCGATACCGGTCAGTTCAGACACAACAGGTACTAGGTCAAAACTTGCGCTGGCAGACCCTTCCGGAGCTTCCGCGATGCCTTCCAAACGACGACCGGTTCCCCTATCAATCTCAACCCGCGAGATGAGTGATCCGGATTCGTCAAACCAAAGAACGTTGAGGACAGCTTCCTCAACAGAGCCCCCACACTCGATCTCGATACCGGTTTGGACGAAAGACCCGGCGTTTACTGGTCGAGTCACAGGGTATCGAGCTGCGTTGTTTGGTTTCTCACCAGAGGTGGAAAAGTCCCAAACCAGCTTGAACAAATCTTGGTTCATCGGCGACGGCATAGCGCCCGGATGCGTCCAGCCTGTGTACCGGGTGGTTTGTTCAAACCAGTTGATAAGAGAAAGCCCCTCAAGCCCTCTTACGTTTCTCGTACCCTCAATAGCCTCGTCTGCCGCTGTTTTAGCAGCGTCGGCGACCGTATTCGCGGTCTGAAGGGCTTCTTGAGCTGCTGCGTCAAGCTCCGCTAGGGTCGTCGGGCGTCCATCGATGACATCCCAGTTGAGCGACGGAAGGTCTTCTTCGGTCACGACAACCGGAACACCAGTAGACTCATGCCCCATGTATCGCACATACACGGTGTATGTTCCGGCTTGACGAACAATATACTCTTGAGCGGTGATCTCCGCGAGGTCTTCCGTCCCGTCTTCAGTAGTCAGTGTGATGCCGTATTTGAACGGCCTAGGGTCGTACGGACGCGACCAAGTAAGGTAGGTTTGTCTTGGGGATTCAGCAGTGACAACCTGTAGGTCGGCGACGTCCGGAAGAGTAGATCTAGACCCGCTGACATCTACAGTCAGAGGAGCCCAAGCAGAAGGCGTACCAAGAAAACCAACAGCGCGTACTCGGAAACGGTAGATTCCCGGCACCACACCTACGACGTCTCGGAAGACCTCAACACCTCGGCTAAGCTCTTCAAAGTTTTCTGATCCCGGTTCAATGAATTGGGCTTCATAAAGTTCGACTCGACTATCTGGGGACGGAGTCCAACTAAGGCTGAGGCTAGGGACCCGAGTGTCGCCTACTTGTTTCCAGAACTCTTGTACGTTCAAACCACGCGGTTTCGCGATAGGACCGGTTAAAGGGTTGCTGACAGCATCAGGTGGGAGCGTCAACCCTTGCTCGATCCGCGCGTATTTGGTCGGGTCGTAGATTCGCGCCTGAAGTTTGTGCTCGATAGAGGACTCTTCGGTCACGCTCTCGACGCGGAAACGCAGAGGTGCTGTATCCTCGTCTTGGACAGCCCAGACCGCGTCAGGGATCGGAGAATCCGAGAACGCTAAGATCGGATTTAGGACTTCGGTGAAACCCTCAGAGTCAAGTGTGAAGGTGACTTCACGCACTTCGACAGTACCATCCGGAAGGACGACCTTGAGAGAGTATTCCTTGTTCGGGTCGAGGGCGAGGGGATGGCCAATCGTGACAGCCGTAGTGGTGGCGGTCTTGACCCGCCCTCCCCGATGACGCAGAGGCTCGGCGTAGAACTCCGGATCAAAGATTTGGACTTCGTCGCCGGGAAGCTTGAGTTTGCCGCCGATACCTTCGCCCCAAGTGGCACGCTTCTGAGCATTCCACTCATCGTCCAGCGAGAATTTGCCGATGCGTCGGGCTTGGCCTCGCGAGGTGCAGCCAATCGCGACAATCTGTTTTTCTTTCCAACCGATCTCACGAATGAGGCGCGGGTCTTCGACCACTTCTGGAGTCAGTCTGAAACCATCTTTCGGGTCGTTCCACATGACGACGTAGACCGAGTTACGGTCTTTGATCGACGGTTCGGAATAGTCGACTTTGCCTCCAACCGAGTTGGACGGGTTGATAATGTGCGGTTCATTTGTCGACGGGCGATCTTGGCGGAAGGTGATCGCATTACCGGACCAGTACGACATGCCCCGGAAGGTCGAGACGAGCTTGTTAAGCTGGTCGTATGCTTCCTCACGCGTGTTGAGCACGGTGTTGAGGGTATACCTAGGCTCTAGTCCGCCGCGCCCGTCTGGGATGAGTTGATCGTTGTATTGCGCAATCTGATACAGCTCCCATTTGTCAGGGAGAGCGCTCGTATAACGTCCGAGACCATATCGGTTGTTGATCACAAGGTTTCGTACGTGCCACGCCGCGTTTTCAGTAGCCGCTTTCTTCCACGTCCCGTCCCACGTCCCGGTGTAGGTCTTCTCGACAGGATCATAGTTCGACGGGACGTCGACAATCGTCCCGGCGAGTTCGTAGGCGCGTCCAGCAATTCGGCTTCCAAATTGTAGAGCGTCGACAGTGACGCCCATGTAGGCGGTGTATGGATACGTCAGTTTGGCGTCGATAATTTCGACGATGGAGGAGAAGAATACATTATCGGTGTGAGACGCTTCTTCCCGGTCTGGGGTAACCCGACGCACGCGAACCTGACGCGTGTTTCCGCTCGGAAGCTCTACATCAAAAGACTTCGGGTATGTGCTGACCGTCTTTCCGGAGAAGGTGTGCTTAACGACCTCAATGAACCCGCCGCCGTCCACTTGGACATCAATCGCGACGATGACGCTGGTCCTAAGCAGATCGCCGGTCTCCGTATCTTGACGATTGAGTCCATTATCTAAGCTGATAACAACGCGAGCGCGGTCAACCAGAGAATTGCTGATCGTCTCGACCGGCTCAACCCTCCCGAACCGGTTATTTGACGTGTCGCCATACACACACTCGACCCCGATCTCTCGCGGGTTGGATTCGACAGCGCTGAAGCTAGGAAGATGCTCTTGATCGGCCTCACCGAAACGCTCCTGAACCTCAACGCCGGTGAAGTTGAAGGTTCCGTCAGGATTCTCAACCGGCGTGCCGTCAAAGTAGACAGATTTCAGACCGTCGATCAGACCACCAATGGGGCCTTCGCCGACGAGGTCAATGATTCTGGCGGTTGTGTTTGACCGGAGCGTGTTCGGGTCTTCTTGAGCCGCCCGCGCCTGTCCGCCTCCCTTACCACCCTTTTCGAGTTGGAGGTTGTTATTATCGCCACGGAATCCGCCCGTGTTGCCACCACCATAACCACCCTCGCCGTCGTAGCGTTGAGAGATAGGTATGTCAGTCGTCTCGATACCCGAAGCGCCGACAACAGACCCGACGCGAACCTTCAAACCAGCGATATAGGGGATAGGGTGACCTTGTTCGGTCACGTTCACCGGGCCGTCGAATATGCCCGAGTTTTCTTCCCTCTCTCGCTTGTTAGGGTCCGGCGCATCGATCTGCGGGGCCAGCAAGGATGAGATGATAGTTGTCGCAGCTAGTACGGTCGCGGAGATGATGAATTGAGTAAGAGGGTCCAGACCAGCGAGTTTGGGTTCTGGAATCAGGTGCATCTCTGGACAAGAACCGAACCGGACATTCAGCTCACAATCGGTGAGATACGTTTCGTCGTCCAGTTTACCCCGGACGACTGCGTAGTTACCGGTAGAAATGGTCTCGCGGAAACCGGGGTATTGCGACGACAACGCGCGGATCGCTTCAGAAGGCGAATCCACAGACAGACGATGCTTCTTGCCAAAACGCTTGGCAAGACGACCATGAAGATATACATCGCGAAGTTGGTTCATTTTCAGCTCGTCTTTTTATAGTCGTAACGCACACACATCATTTCGATATGCTTGAAGTTATGTATTGGTCGTCTGTCTGGTTTTCTTTTTGGATTGTATGGTTCAGAGCCAGTCGATAGGTGATACAGAACGTCTTTTTGCTCTAATACACCAGCATGATTGAATTTATCGGAACGTACTTTAAGCATAAGCACGTCACCTTTAGCTCTATCTTCAAACGGTACTTCATAAAATCCAGCAGATCGAAAGTTTTCGATATATAGATTTTGATTCTTTTCCCACCATTGCCAATCTCGGGGGAAGTCGTCGATCAACACAGGATCGCCACCGAAACCATGCAGCATCCCGAAATGACGGATGCGCGAGTAACAATCCTTGATCCCGTGGATAAAACCCGACTCGTCGAGTGGTGGAGGGGCGATCTGATCTCCCCAAATCAGAGGGGGCAAACACCCCTGCCCGTTCGTCGAAATCAGGACGAACGGGACATCCATCTCAATCTGAGACGCCATATCCTGCGCGCTAGGGCAGTTCGGCCCGTTAGGGTGCGAGTGAGCAAGGGCCAGCATCTCGCCAGAGGCAAGGAGTCTTTGAGTGTCTTTTCGGCTTACTCGGGCGTGGGTTTCTGGGTTTCCTGCCGTGTTGTCTAAGCGCTGATAGCCTGACTTCATGATCGCGCCGACGCATTCGTTCGGGTAGCATTCGTTCGCGTGTTGACGAAGGTCTTCAATAACCTCAGGGCGGAGAATATCTTCCCGGTCGAGTTCGAAGATCATCCCCGGAACCTCGCCACACCGGGGAAGCCGCCAAACGGAAGAGGGTTTTCTTTCCCGAAACGAGGGTAGCAACAGGTTTCCAACGTCTTCGAAAAGACTTCTTCCTCCGGTGAGGTGGGTTGTCCTTCCTCGTCGAAAGCTTGAGCGCCGGTGTACGGGCATTCAGCTCGATCATACCCCGCGTACGAGCCGTTTTCTTCGGTGTAGCGCGTCATGAACGGGCAGTAATCTCGAACCACCATGCGACCGGGGAGCATAGCCCCGCGTTGGTCCATGGCGGATGAAAGCTTCCATCCTACCGTCGTACGATTATGGGTGGCCAGCTCGTCGAAGCTGTAGATGTCCTCGCTTAGGATCGAGTACGGGTCGGGCTCCTCGCCGTCGTCTAGGAACCTTTCAAAGGTTCGGATACGACGGAATTCAGCACCTAGAAGGTTGCGGTATTGAAGGATGAATGGCGTAAATACGCTACCCGTGTTTTCAAACAAAACAGAAGGGGTAGGATACGGCCCGCCAGATTGGACCTCAAAACCATCAAGCTCCATCGGATGGGGTGTATAGATGTTTCCGCCAAAAGAAATCGGCGTTCCGGTCTCGTCTAGTCCAACAGGCGCGAGACGGATGATGTTCTCACCAAACTTAGTTAGATCAACCTCGACAAGTACAACCTCTCCGCCTAAGTTTGATCGTTGGACATGCTCATTGATTGGAAGGCTAACCATGGATAAATACCTGTTTTACTTCAATGGAGCAGTCGAAATTGTTGAATCCTCTATACTTCATTCCAAATTTCTTACCGCTTTTGAAGCGAAGTTCGGTGCCTAGTTCAGGCGGTGTCCATTCAAATACATCAACGCCGCCGAGACCCGCGAAATACTCTCGCAAGTCTTCGGCTTCGTCTTTAGTCACACCGGTGTAAGTGAAAGAACCAACTCGACGGGTGTTGTTCGGTCCCGCCTTAGAACCTTGTTCGTAGCCATATCCGAACGTCACTTCTTCAGCCCTATACTCCTCATCAAGAGAGGAGCCGTAGGAAGGTTGAGGCAGATTAGCCGGATATGTCGCCACGGTTTAGCTCGCTTTGCGTTGGTTATAGAGAAGTCCGCCCGGTCTCGATTCTTCAGCAAGAAGAGACTTCATCGACATTTTAAGCTCACGACCAGCAGCAGCGCCCGCCCGAGCCCCGGACTCTTCATCCTTGGCACCATGAATAACGATTTCGGGAATCTGAACGTTAAGGCTTACATTACCGCCCTGACCGTCACTCTTGCTAACACTTTCTTTCGAATTTGTCAACTGGACAGGGATTTTTCGGCCCCGCGACAATGGGACGACTGCTTCTTCAGGGTGGAGGATAGACGGGATGCCGCCAGAGATGTTCTGCGTACCCTCGGAGAAGTGCCGGGCATTCTTGAAGAT